GGTAAAGTGATAGCAACTTGTTTTGATAAATCTGCATCATCACGCAAACGTACCAAAAACTTTTCTCTGGGGCCATATGCAAGAGGAACCTTCATAGTCTGAGTTATGGTTCCAGAATTATCTTTACGAACAAGATTAATTGAATTAAACATTGATCCAAAGGAAATAACTACCTTTCGTATGGTTTCATGGTAGAACTGGGTTCCTAACATTATGAGCTACTCCCTACATCTCCAAATGGATTTGACTCAGTGAAATCTAAAATTGTTCTACTTTTAACTTCAAAGAGTTCATTTTGTACAGTCTTGTCAGTACTGAAGTCACCTATTATATAGTCTTCTTGCAACAAGTATGAATCATCACCACTGTCAGCAGGCTGTTCAAGAAGAATACTTTCACCAACTGAAGTACTGTCACTTTCACCAACTATATTATCACCATCTGTTTCTTCAAGTAGTAATCCAGAAGCAACATCATCATCAGTTGCAATTTCCAATCTTATATCTTCATTTACAGCAGAAGATTGTTCCATAGTGAACTGATAGAGTAATGCATCTACACTATGTTCATCCTCAATATCATCAATTGCCGTAATACCAGTATCAATAATTTCTGAACTGTAATCATATAAACGACATCTTAATTTATATACTGGATTATTATCCAATTGATAAAATGGTTCATCATGATCTACAAAGTTAATCTGAAAAAATTTATCAAGAATTGGATGATAAATTGCATCCCCTTCTTGTGGTCTATCAGAATCAGTTGCAGCTGTATCTTGCAAAAGGTAAAAAACATTATCACCAGAAGCTGTAGTCAACGTAGATGAATCAGATGATTGATCTATGGTTCCAGCTTCTAATTGTATTGAACCACCAGAACTAGTATCTGTACCATCTTGAATTTGTATCTGTCTATCTAATTCTTGAAATCTTTCTTTATTAACAACAAAGGTTGCTTCACTTAAATTTTGCAGACCAAATTGATTCATCATTTCTCTTTCACCAGCAAATCCACCATCTGCATCTTCCATATACATTTCTATGGGATGCTGCGTTCTAAATTTAGAAAGAGAATCTTCTCCCCATACTGTATCTTCTGCTACAAGATCACGATCCATATAATATACATCATGACCATATATTTGAATTGCTTCTTTTACAAGATCGCTATATAAAGTTCTCTCAGTCGCTATAGATGTAAAATTGCTCGTATGAAATGCTGTATTAACTGCCATGAGTTATCCTATCATATAATTTATTGGCAGTTCAAAAGCTAGTTGAATTTCTTCCTCAAGCTTGTTTTGCTCTTCTATTGCTTGAGTGTATAATGTTTCACCATTCATGGTTACTCCACCGAGCATTGTAACTCCACCAAACTTGCTAAGATTTGCGCCCCACTGTTTTTTAATAAGTGTTGTTGCATATCTTTTTAGATAAATATCGTCGTAAATATCTGTATATGAAGTGGGATCAAGTTTTCTATAACACTCAATAATAAGATAATCAACATCAGCTGTTATATCGTTCTCCCAATCCATATCAACATAAAGACGATTTTGATGTTGATTAAATCGTATAGGAGTTTCACCAACTAGTATATGTTCTAACAAATCAATATTGGTCATTGTCATTTCATACTGAATAACAGATGTTGAAGAAAAATCAAATAGATCATTTAATCGTAATTGATAACGAATATCAAACATATTGCTTCCACCGCCAGTGTCGGTAAATGGAAACACTTTCACAACAGACACAACAGAATTTGGAACAGGAATAAAATTCTTTCCTTCTTTCCAAGTTGCAGTTATATCGCTATCTAACGTATCAGTTGCTGTGGTTGATGCATCAGACCTTGCTCTGGACACTTCAGCAGTTGTAATCAAATGTTTAAGATACATTTTTTCAATACCGTCATAGTGGTATTGAGCAAAGTATTGAAGTGCTTCGTCTAAACGATCATCTGCCTGATCGTCTGAAACATTAATATCAATAACTCCATAACCAAGGGCTCTGAGACAGTAACTTTTTAATGTAGCTTTTGTTGAGGGTGTGGCCATACTCTATTCCTTTTCTACATATTTATATGGAAACCTATCTCAATGCGATACTTACTCCTCTATTGATTTCCCACTAATTCTTTGAGAAGATTTTTAATTTCATGCATTTCTGACTTAATATTATTAATTTCTCTTGTTGTGTCTCTTATTTCATCTCTTTGTCTTTGTGCCGATGCAGCTCGTTTTTTTGCTTGTTCATATGCACTAACATTATGATTAATGATAGCATGAGAATGGGTATCTCTCACCAAATCCGCATGACCCTCTACTTGTTTATACCTTACTTCATTCATTTTATGTTCCTAATGCTAAAACTCTAAGGGCTTTTATTCTGGGAGGTTCAGCACAGTTTGTTCCCTGCATAATAATCTTAATTTGAAAAGATATAAATTCTTCAAGAGGGGTTCCGAAGCCATCATCTGTAACTCCGGCTGTATATCTATATTCTTGAAAATCATTCAAACTTGCAGAGGCTCCAACAGTAGTGTCTGGAGAACCATCGCCGTCAGCGCTTCCAGCATTAAAATAAGTATATCCCAAATCATCAAAATCAGCTGATTCATCAATTCTTAAAATTTTATACATAACTTTTATATCATTTGTAGAAGGTCTATGAGCTGCAAATATAACCTTCAGGCCTGAAGCTAATGAATCAAGAGTAACTTGTTTTGTCAAATATATAGCCGCGTTTTGATCTCCATCTGGATGTGTTGAAGGAACATGATCTGCTGTGGGATATACATCAGAAGATGAATCAATATTATTAAGTCTATTTGCTACCGCAATCATAGACATTCTGCCTGTGTCAATAACAGGAGAAATTCTCACTGAATTTGTTGACATTGTAAGTTGTAATTCTAATGATCTTCGGTTAGATAATTCATTTGTTTCATTGATAGCAGAAGTTATCATATAAGGAACATCAAACTTATAATTATCGTTCAACGGAAATGAAATTGTGGGTACAGTAGTTGGATTATCACGACTATTTTCATATGATGTTTGACTTCCAGACGGACTTGTTCCTCTAACTACTAAAGCTTTCGCTGAAATACCAGTATTTGGTAATTCCAATAATCCAATAATAGTTGAGAAATAATCCATAATCGCATTTTCAGTTGCAGTTACAGCAGTTCCGCCCACAACAGCAGTATCGCTTGTTCCAACATCAGGTGTTGTAGTGCAAGTAATGGTATAACTATCAATCTCTGGATTAGCAATTGCAGTATGTGTTTTATTAATTTCTGTAAGAGGAACCTTATATACTTGATAAAGTTCTACAGTTGAATCATCAGTATGAGCCGCAGCTGTTGTACTATCCACACCTCTTGTAAGGCCGGATATAGCATTAGTACTAATCGTAGTATATGTTAATATTTCATCATCAATTTTAATATACCAAGTTCCTGCTGCCAGTTGAGCATATGTACCAGTAGTATCATCAAAGTTAGTTCCACTTGTAAGAGTAAGTGTAGTTGCTGTAGCGGTTATCGCACCATTCAAAGTAGTTGTTGCACCAGATACCGCTCCAGCAATGGTTACATTATTACTTGTGGCATACATATGATGATCAGAATGATTAATTTTTAATGTCGTACTTGCATCAGTAATAGAAATTGGGTTTTCACCTAATGTCTTAACTGGAATATCACTATTTGTTAAAGTACAAACTGCATCAGTATTTTGGTCAAAGGAAGCACATTTAATACTAAATTTCATATCTTCCATTGGACTTATAGCCCAACCTGTATTATTATGAGATTTATATAAAATTCCCAGATGAGGTTGATCTGATATAGTTCTCGTTCCATCTATATCAGTTTCACCCATTCTTGCAATCCAAAGTTTATGTTCTGGAGTATTTGAAATTACAACAACACAATATTCAGTTTCTGTTTCTAGATAAACTGGTGAAGGAAATGTAAATGTTGTTGCTGTTGCCGCAGTAGAAGAAGTATTGATATCACCAACATTTTTAACAACTCGACCAAAAGGTAAAACTTTTGGGCCGGGATATCCATTTACAGTATTCCTTAATTC